TAGTTATGGATCAAAGACAATGCCCCGAGCTAATGAAGATAAAGAATATACTTACGAAGAGTTAAAAAATAATTATGGTTTACTTTTATCCCCGGAGCTAAGATGGGATAATGCACTTGATAGAATACCACCGACGAAGGTAGCTTATTTATTAGCAGCGTTAAGACGTAATCAAAATTTAAATCACGAGGCAAGAGTAAAACTTTCTACTATCCATGGATCTAAAGGAGGAGAGGCAAGTAATGTTTTATTATTTTCTGACTTATCTTTTAAAGTCGATGAAGAGTATAGAAGAAATAAAGATGTAGAGAGACGTGTGTTCTATGTGGGAATGACACGAGCAAAAAATGAATTGCATTTGGTTCGCTCTCAAACCGATAAGGAATTCACAGAAATGTTTTGGAGGTCATAATGTTTACAATAGATACAGCACTGAAACAATTAGATGTTACAGAGAAACAGGTAAGGAGAATAAGAGCAGAATTACCTAAGTTAAACCGGGAAAAAGTAGACAAGGAATTGAAATTATTATTGCTTGATTTACAACTTATGAGAAATGATTTAAGATCTATTAATAATAAGGAGAAAGATGAAGAGTAGAGAATATTTAGATACTGCGGCAAGGATAGTAACTGGTCAACGTCAGCATGACTATGGTGATAAGTATCAGAATCATAAGAACATCGCTAAGCTTTGGTCTTCCTATTTAGATTATGAAATATCAGCGCATGATGTAGCGATATGCATGCTCCTAGTAAAGGTAGCAAGAATTAAACATAGACCCACGAAGGATTGTTACATAGACATGGCGGGATATGCAGCAATTGCGGGTGAGATACAGGACAATGAAGATGACTCAGATACCATTATTTCAACCACCAAGTGAGTGGACTCCTCCGGAACGACTACCAGATTTATCTGACGCAAAACAAATTGCTATTGATTTAGAGACAAGAGACATAGGATTAAACAGTGGCATAGGTCCAGGGTGGGCTGTTAGCAAAGGCTATGTTATTGGTGTTGCTATAGCTGTTGAAGGTTGGTGTGGTTACTTTCCTATTCGCCATGAAGGTGGAGGTAACTTAGATGAAAAAGTTTTTACAAGACAACTTAAAAAAATTTTAGAACTTCCATGTGATAAAATATTTCATAATGCTATCTACGATGTGGGTTGGCTACATCAAATGGGATTAAAAGTACATGGTCGTATTATTGACACAATGATAGCAGGGCCTATCGTAAATGAGAATAGCCCCATGCGTTTTTCTTTAGATGAGTTAGGAAAAAAATATGTAGGGGAAAAGAAATCTCAATCAGCTTTATATGAAGCGGCAAAGAGTTGGGGTGTTAATGCAAAGACAGAGATGTGGAAACTACCACCTATGTACGTTGGTCCTTATGCAGAACAAGATGCTGCTTTAACTTTAAAGCTATGGGATATTTTAAAGAGAGAAATAATTAGACAAGACTTATTAGATGTGTTCAAGTTAGAGACAGATTTATTTCCTGTTTTATTTGAAATGAAAAAGAAGGGGGTGAAAGTAGATGTTGATCACGCAGAGAGAACAAAGAAAACTTTATTTGCTACAGAGAAAAAGATACTTAAAAAAATCCATGAGAGTACAAATATCCATGTTGATGTTTGGACTCCGACATCTGTCGCTAAAGCGTTTGATGCAGCTGGAATATCTTATGAGAGAACTGCGAAGTCTGGGCAGCCTAAATTTGACAAAGACTTTCTTTCAAATCATAGCAATCCTATTGCAAGAATGGTGGTGGAAGCTCGTGAAATTAATAAGGCAAGAACCACGTTCATTGACAGTATCCTCAAGCACGAGAACGGAGGGAGGATTTTCGCTGAAATCAACCAAATGAGAAATGAGCAGGGAGGTACAATCTCTGGTAGATTAAGTATGCAGAATCCTAACCTGCAACAAATCCCTGCTCGTAATAAAGAGATAGGTCCTATGATCAGAAGATTGTTTATCCCTGAAGAGGGACAGAAATGGGGATGCTTTGATTACTCTCAACAAGAACCTAGATTGCTAGTGCACTATGCATCTATTACAAACTTAGAAGGAGCTGATCATTTAGTAGAAGGATACAATTCAGGTAACATAGACTTTCATCAAACTGTAGCAGACATGGCAGGCATTGAACGTAAGCAAGCTAAGACAATCAATCTTGGTATGATGTATGGTATGGGCAAAGGTAAACTTGCTAATGAATTAAATCTTACAGAATTTGAGGCAGAAGAATTATTTTCTAAGTATCACACTAACGTTCCTTTTGTTAAACAGTTAACAAAGAACGCTATGAAGAGAGCAGCAGACATAGGATTTATTAGAACTATAAAAGGACGTAAATGTCGTTTTGATTTATGGGAACCTTTAGAGTTTGGTGCTGGCTTTCCTCTACCAAAAGAAGAAGCAGAGCGTAAGTATGGTGGGTTCACTAGAATAAAAAGAGGATGGACATACAAAGCATTAAATAGATTAATACAGGGATCAGCGGCAGATCAAACTAAACAAGCTATGGTTACATTATATCAAGAAGGTTTTTTACCTTTGATTCAAGTACATGATGAACTAGATTTATCTTTTGAGTCACCTGAAGAAGCTAGTAAAATCAAAGAGATAATGGAACACTGCATTGAATTAAAAGTGCCAAGTGTAATTGATTTAGAAGAAGGTCCCTCTTGGGGCGAGGCTAAGTGATTCTTGATAAGACTTGTACTCGGTGTAATAAAACAAAACTCTTAGAAGAGTTTGATAGAAAAAAAGAAAACAAAAAAGATGGCCGCAAGTCCTGGTGTAAAGTTTGTTCTAGTAATCACAACAAACATGTATGGGCAAATGGAAAAGGAGATAATGACAAAGCAATTATTAGCGCAGATCCACGTAAGTTTTTTAACCACTGGTTAAAAGATGTACAAAATCCTAAAAGTAAAAACAGACATCCTGTTGATCCTAATTTAACTGTTGATGATTTATTAGATCTATTTGAAAAACAAAATTACAGATGTGCAAAAACTAGGGTAAAGCTTACTCATATAAAAGGACAACGAAAAGTTAATACTAATATATCTATTGATAGAATAGATAATGATTTAAAATTTTATACTAAGACAAATATTCAACTTGTTTGCTATAGATATAACTTAATGAAAGGCGATATGACAGAAAAAGAACTTGATAAATGGTGCAATTTAATTCTATCATCCTCTTATGATTAAAACATTTATATTAGTTGTAAGTTTGTGGGGCTACAATGGTGACACCTGGGTGTACACAGGTAATCAAATGGTGCTTAAAGAACCAATGCCTAAAGAACAATGTGAAACAATCGCTGGCAATTGGCAGAAGTTTGAGATGAATCAATACTTTCGTTTTTCCATAGAGTGCATTGAAGATACTAGAAAAGAAACTTAATTTAATTTTTCGTTTATTTGTATGACTTGTGATTCAATGACAGCTAGTCTTGCATCGATACGTAACATATCTAAATCTTTTATTTGTGTTTCAAGAGCCGTGACCCGTGATGAAAGCATCCCGTTTGTAAAGGCTATACCACCTACTATGCAAGCTACCCATATCCAATCACGCATCGTTAACATTATGTACTAAACCCTTTACTAAACATAATTCCTGCGTTATTTGGACCAACACCAAACTGTAAGTTGCCTCCGAATAAAGGTTGGTTATATTGAAGTTGATTATCTTGAACATCAAAACCTTGATTATCTGTCAAAGCTTTATAAGCATTTGCAATACTTTGTGCATCAATGTTTTCATTCATTTGCAATAAGTCATTAAAATTTAAAAGTGAATTAGCTTGTATTAAATTTGGATTGGTTATACCCAAAGGTGCAAACTCTGAAGCCGGTAAACCACTAGCAGCAATTGCTTCTTCAGCAGTTTTAAATGTTCCATCGCTTGTGCTTGGACCAGATACATCTGCTATACTTGGACCTTTTAAAGCGTCTAAATCCGCTTGATCCATACTACTTATTGTAGTTCCCATATCTGTCGCAGGTTTTTCTTGATTAAAAATACCACCTAATTTTTCATTTACATTACTCATAAGGTTAGGAAGAATACCAAGGATACCTCCTCCTTGTATGTAGTTGCCAATAGCTTGAGCACCTTGAACTAAAGGATTAGGAAAAGCTTGATTAAATGCTTGTTTTCCACCAGGCATGTTTTTTACATCTTCCATAGCTACTTGATAATTACTTAATCCGCTGTCATATTGATTTAAAATAGCTTGAGCAGCAGAGTTAGGAACACCATTAACAGTATTTCTTTCTATAAAATCTGCAAACTTATCATTAACTTGAATAGGCGCTTGATCTTGCAATAAATCTTTGTTCTCAACCAGCCCTGCAATTTGCTCTGATGCCTGATTAACTTGAGATTGTGTAGGTGCAGGCTTAGCATTACTACTCCCACCAAAAATAGCGCCAAATGTATCTGAAAAAAATCCCATATGTTTTTATATCCTATCCATATTACATTGCAAAGTCTGATTTTTTTTGTCCGAACGTAGACTCTACACCCAAAGCCTCGTACAGTCTATTACGAATTTGAGGAGTAGATCCTAAAACAGGTAAAGACTTAATCAATTCTCTTACTAGCTTTTCTTTTTC